GCAAGCCGGGCCGCTGGTTTTGGACCTGCGAGCGGGATGCCGATCCGAACTACGCCTTCTACGCTTGGATTTTCAGCGGTAACTACGGCACCCTCACCTACACCAACGTGTACATCGCCCCTCGCTGTCAGGCGGTCACGCTTTTAAAGTGAGCACCGCGAACTTAAAACCGACTCCAAATTAAACTTATCCTTTGCCCGGGGCACCGTCCCCGGGCTCCAAGCGAAAAGCATGAGAGACCTCCACATAGACATCGAGACCTACAGCCCGGAGCCCATCGCGGACACCGGCCTCTACAAGTATGCCGCCCATCCGGACTTCGAGATCCTGCTGGTGGCCTACGCCTGGGACGACGAGCCGACGCAGATCATCGACCTCGCCCAGGGAGAGCAGCTGCCGGAGTGGTTCATCCAGGCGCTCTTCGATGCAGACGTCCGCAAGTGCGCCCACAACGCCGCCTTCGAGCGCGTCTGCTTCACGATGCACCTGCGCCGCTCCGGCTCCCTCCCTGGCTACGCCTGGCTCAACCCCGTGCAGTGGCACTGCACCATGGTCCAATGCTCCCGCTGCGGTCTTCCCCTGAGCCTCGCCCAGGCGGGCGCAGCGCTCGGCCTGGAGCAGCAGAAGATGACCGAGGGCAAGGCCCTCATCAAGCTCTTCTGCACACCCAAGGCGAAGACCTCCGCCGCCGGCCTCTTCGGTGAGGACGACGGACGCAACCACCCCGAGGACTTCCCGGACAAGTGGGAGACCTTCAAGGCCTACTGCATCCGGGACGTGGACGTGGAGCGGCAGATCGACAAGGCGACCTCTTGGTACCCGGTCTCGGACTTCGAGCAGGAGCTCTACGCCATCGACCAGTGCATCAACGACCGCGGCGTCCTCCTGGACATGGACCTGGTGCATAACGCCGTCCGGGCCGAGGCCATCCACACCGCCCGCCTCAACGAGGAGGCCATGAAGCTCACCGGCATGGACAACCCCAACTCCGTCCCCCAGCTCAAGCGCTGGCTCAAGGAGGTCGCCGGCATCGAGCTGGACAGCCTCTCCAAAAAGGAGCTGCCCGACATCCTCAAGGCTACGGACGACCCGCGCGTCAAGCGGATGCTCAAGATCCGGGCGGAGATGGGGAAGACCTCCAACAAGAAATACGAGGCCATGCAGGTGGTCGCCGGCAGCGACGACCGCGCCCGCGGTCTCATGCAGTTCTACGGCTCCCGCACCGGGCGCTGGGCCGGTCGGCTCATCCAGGTGCAGAACCTTCCGCAGAACCACATCCCCGACCTCGACTTCGCCCACACCTGCCTCAAGGAGAACGACATCGAAATGATCGAGCTCGGCTACGGCTCCGTCTCGGACACCCTCAGCCAGCTCATCCGCACCGCCTTCATCGCGCCCAAGGGGAAGACCCTCGCGGTCTGCGACTTCAGCGCCATCGAGGCCCGCGTCCTCGCCTGGCTGGCCGGGGAGAGCTGGGTGCTCGACACCTTCCGCCAGGGCGGCGACATCTACTGCGCCACGGCGTCGCAGATGTTCCACAAGCCGGTCGAGAAGCACGGCCTCAACGCTGAGCTCCGGCAGAAAGGCAAGATCGCCGTCCTCGCCCTCGGCTACGGCGGCGGAGTCTCCGCCCTGGACGCCATGGGAGGCAAGCGCCAAGGCATGACCGAGCAGGAGGAGCAGGACACCGTCCGCAAGTGGCGGGACGCCAACCCCAACATCGTCCGCTTCTGGACGCTGGTGGAGAACGCCGCCACGGAGTGTGCCATCACCAAGGCCACCACCCACGTAGGTCCGCTGACCTTCCAGATGCACGACAAGACGATGACCATCCAGCTGCCCTCCGGTCGCCTGATCTCCTACCCGGACATCGGACCCTCCACCAACCGCTTCGGCTCCTCCAGCCTCCGGTACCACGGCCTCAACCAGCAGACCAACAAGTGGTGCTGGATCGAGACCTACGGCGGGAAGCTCACCGAGAACATCGTCCAGGCGACCGCCCGCGACTGCCTCGCCCATGCGATGACCCTCATCGACAAGGCCTGCATCCCGGTGGTCTTCCACGTCCACGACGAGGTGGTCTGCGAGGTCCCGAGCGAGGACTACCTGAGCCGGATCAAGTGGTGCTTCGACCACGGCCCAGACTGGGCTCCGGATCTCCCGCTGAACGGTGCCGGCTACTGCACCCCCTACTATTTGAAAGACTAAGAAACACATGGATATGAACAAGACGTGCGGAACCTGCGGCAAGTGCCGCAACACACACGACGGGCCCTACTGCTACAAGGGGAGCTCACCCAGGCCCGTCTCCACGCTCAGGGTGATGGACTGCTGGGTGGATCCCTCCGAGGTGGAGCAGGCGCCCGTGATGACAAAGGTCTGCTCCCGCTGCGGGCGCGAGCTTCCCATCTCCAACTTCGGACGGCACAGCCGGACCAAGGACGGCTACCAGCCCTGCTGCCGGGAGTGCCAGAGTACGATGAACAAGGGCCACCGGAAACGCCAGCCCGACGAGCACAACGAGGCACCGGCAAAGGCTCCGGAGCTCACTGCTGAGCAGATGGGCATCGGGAAGGGACGCCGACCCACCCATCCCTCCTACGTGGACAAGGACACCGGCATCATGATGAAATGGTGCAAGGTCTGCAAGCAGTACAAGCCCATCGACGACTTCCACCACAACAAGGCCAACAAGGACGGACACGAGTTTGACTGCAAGGTCTGCCACAATGCCCGGGTGACCGAGGGGCACCGTCGTAAGAGGGCCGAGAAGAAGGCCCAGAAGGAAGCCGAAGCTGCGGCCAAGGTTCCGACGGTTCGCATCGGCGTGGACTACACGCCGGTCAAGAAAGAGCCGACGCCCGACCCGCTGGAGGGCATTACCCTCCGCCAGTTCCTCACCTCGCTCCGGAGCCTCGGCTTCCAGGGCGCCATCACCTTCGAACTTTAAACCAACCGAGCCATGAAAGTAAAAGACCTCATCAAATACCTGGGCCAGTTTGACCCCAACGCCGAGTGCTTCGTCCTCAAGGAGAACATGGACGAGGAGCTTGTTGCAGCCGAGCCGGAATTCCATCCCCTCGACCGCACCATGATGAACCTCCTGGGACCCATCCAAGGAGCGAAGGAAGGCGACCTCATGGTATGAGCGAAAGGGAGTACACCGTCTCGGTCGGACGCTCGAGGACCGAGACCAACTGGGTCAAGAAGACCGTCACCTGGGACGCCCTCACCCGGCGCCTCAAGGCGGTCAAGCGCACCCCGGAGAGCGTAGCCGACTACAAGGCCATGAGCCGCCCCCAGCGGGGCAAGGTCAAGGACACCGGCGGCTTCGTCGGCGGTGCCATCGACGGCGGGCGCCGCAAGGGCGACAGCATCACCTCCAGGAGCCTCGTAACGCTCGATATTGACTACGGGCAGGCCGACACCCCGGAGATCATCGCGGACGTCCTCTACGACACCGCCTGGGCCCTCTATTCGACGCACAGCCACACGCCGGAGGCTCCGCGCTTCCGCCTGGTGGTCCCGCTCTCCAGGGAGGTCACCCCGGACGAATACATCCCGATCGCCCGGAGGCTCGCCGCCCAGATAGACATCGACATCTTCGACAGCTCGACCTACGAGCCCTGCCGCCTGATGTACTGGCCCTCCTGCCCGAGGGACGGGGAGTTTGTCTACCGTCAGGGAGACGTCGCCGACCCGCTGGATGCGGACAAGGTCCTCGGCTCCTACGCAGACTGGCGGAACGTGGCCGAGTGGCCGGTGGACCGCAGGACGCTGCGCCTCCTGCAGAGCAACGGAGCCAAGCAGGAGGACCCCACCACCAAGCCCGGAGTGATCGGCGCTTTCTGCCGCATCTACGGCATCACGGAGGCCATCTCCACCTTCCTCCAGGACACCTACGCGCCGACCGCCTCCGACGACCGCTACACCTTCATCGGCGGCACCACCGCCGCGGGCCTCGTAGTCTACGAGGACAAGTACGCCTACAGCCACCACGGCACCGACCCGTGCTGCGAGAAGCTCTGCAACGCCTTCGACCTGGTGCGCCTGCACCGTTTCGGAGAGCTCGACCAGGACAGCGACATCAACACCCCGGTGGCAAAGCTGCCGTCCTTCGTGGCCATGGAGAAATTCGCCCGCGAGGATCCCAAGGTCGCCGGCCTCGTGGCCAAGGAGAAGCTCAAGGAGCTCAACGACGACTTCGCCGACCTGCCGGAGGAGGAGACCGAATGGACCACCCTCCTGCAGATGGACGAGCGGCGCAAGAACTTCCTCCCGTCCCCCTACAACTTCGGCCTCATCTGCCGCAACGACCCGGGACTGAAGGGATGCGCCCGCCGCGACCTCTTCAGGGGCCGTGACGTCGTGGTGAAGGACCTGCCCTGGCGCCGGATGGGGCTCGACCCCTTCTGGACCAACACCGACGACAACGGCCTCATCGACTACGTCTCCGAGCACTACGCCCTGGTGGGCAAAACGGCCCTCCTGGATGCCAACGACCTCGCGGTGAGCCAGGACTCCTTCCACCCGGTGCGGGACTACCTGGACGCCCTGCAGTGGGACGGAGTGGAGCGCCTGGACACCTTGCTCGTCGACTACCTCGGTGCCATGGACACCCCGCTCGTCAGGGCCATGACCCGCAAGCACTTCACGGCGGCGGTCGCCCGCGTCATGAAGCCCGGGTGCAAGTACGACTACGTCCTGACGCTCATCGGCCCGGAGGGCATCGGCAAGTCCACCCTCATCCGCTCCCTCGGGAAGGACGAGTGGTTCGACGACAGCCTCACCTCCATCGAGGGCAAGGACGGCATGGAGCAGATCCGCGGGAAATGGCTCGTCGAATTCGGTGAGCTGACCAACTACAAGAAGAGCACGTCGGAGGCCTACAAGGCCTTCATCTCCAAGCAGGAGGACTCCTACCGCCCGGCCTACGGACGGAAGACGGAGGTCTACCCGCGCCAGTGCGTCTTCTTCGCTACCACCAACGAGCGCGCCTTCCTCAAGGGCGACACCGGAAACCGCCGCTTCTGGACCGTCGAGTGCGGCCTGGACATGGTGAGCAAGGACGTCTGGCTGGAGCTGCCCGAGGAGGTGGACCAGATCTGGGCGGAGGCCGTGGTGCGCTTCAGGGCAGGCGAGACCCTCTTCCTCAGCCGCGAGCTCGAGAAGGAGGCCCGCGCCCTCCAGGAGGAGCACAACGAGGTGACCGCCGACGACCGCGCCGGCATGATCGAGGCCTTCATCCGCAAGGAGATCCCGACCACTTGGGAGTCCATGACGATGAAGCAGCGGCAGGACTGGTTTAAGATGGCCAGCGAGACCGAGGCCTCGGAGCCCAGGATGAAGCGCGAGACCGTCTGCGCCGTGGAGATCCTCGTGGAGCTCTTCGGCCAGCAGCTGGACGAGCGCACCCGCTACCGCACCAAGGAGATCAACCAGATCCTCCGCGAGATGCCGGACCTCGAGTCCATCGGCAACACCCGGGACAAGGTCTACGGCAGTCAGCGCAGGTTCAAAATCAAAGACCCCGAATAATATGGCAATGACGATTTTACCGGTACCGCCCAGCCGGCCTTCAAGCCTGAAGGGAGACGCCGCCGCCCTTTGGCCGAATCTCACGACGAGGGAGCAGTGGAAGCGCCTCGTGGCCGTCGGCATGGAAGACTGCACCTGGACATTGGCCGACCTCTGGGACTGGGTGCATGAGCACTACGAGGAGGTCTTCGTCTTTGACTCCTCCGGCTCCACGGAGGACCTCATCGAGGCGCTCGTCTCCATCATTGAAAAGCAGGAGGGCGGGAAATGAACACCACGACCAAGAAGCAGAGCGCCCGCCTGCTGGAGGCCGGCTTTCCGAAGGTGACCCTCCGGATGGTCGGCCACACCGTCGTCGTGGAGCCCCTGACCCTCGGCCAGCTGTGGGATGCCGTCCACGAGCTGGACACCTGGTATGAATTCCGGAATGACCTATCGTCCAACGAATTGATTGAGGCACTTGTACAAACACTTGAAATGCACTATCGTAACTTATGAACACAACGAACAAAGGGCCAATGACCGGGCACTATGACTGCTGCGGCCAGATGATCTCGGAAGGCGACACCGTAGTCGTCAAACATGGGCAGGACCACCCCGTCGCCCACGTGATTTGGATAGACAGCCGATGGATGCTGCGCTTCTCGGACGGAAGCCTGGAGGCCCTCAACCGGCACAGCAAAAACTGCATCCGGAGGGTGCAACAATGAGTGCAACAATATCTGCAACAATGGGTGCAACAAGAAAATATTGTTGCAGTGCGAATTGCAACAACGCCGATATTGTTGCAGTGTTGTTGCAGTGATTGTTGCAGTGCCAACTTACTGATTATTAGCCACATAAGGCATTACTGCAACAATGCAACAATAAAATTGACAAAAAAACATAATAAGCCATTTATGCACGAGATTGAGAAAAACCGCCTGCATAACGCGCGTAAAAAAAGTTCTCGCGCGCGCGCAGGAATTGTTGCAGAGAGCGAAAAGACCCTTGAGGCCAGGCTTCGGAAAGAGGTCGAGGCACTGGGCGGGAAGGCCCTCAAGCTGATGAGCCAGCTGCATCGCGGACTGCCCGACCGGCTGGTCCTGATGCCGGGCGGCCTCGCCTTCTTCGTGGAGCTCAAGTCCACCGGTAAGAAACCGACCGGACTGCAGACCCACTGCCACGACCAGCTGCGACAGATGGGCTTCGAGGTCTACGTCGTGGACTCCACGGAGAGCCTGGAGAAGGCCGTCGCGCTGATCAATCGGGCAGTCATCGCCCGCCGGATCATGAAGGAGGAGCTGGGGGTATGATATACAAGCCCCACGCATACCAGGAGCGCGCGACGCAGTTCATCATCGACAACCGCTACTGCGCATTGTTCCTTGACATGGGCCTGGGGAAGACCGTGGCGACCCTCACGGCTCTCCGGATCCTGAAGGAGGACTACTGCGAGGTGCGGAAGGTCCTGGTCATTGCGCCTAAGTCCGTGGCCCGGAATACGTGGACAAGTGAGTCCCATAAATGGGACCACTTGAAGGGGCTGAAGGTCTCCGTCGTGATGGGGACACCCAAGAAGCGCAAGAAGGCCCTGGACGAGGAGGCGGACATCTACGTGGTGAACCGGGACAACGTCAAATGGTTGGTTGACTACTGCGACCTCGAGCTGGTGCGCTGGCCCTTCGACACCGTGGTCGTGGACGAGAGCTCCAGCTTCAAGAACCCCCAGAGCCGACGGTATAAGGCCCTGCGGCGGATGCGGTGGCTGATGGGCCGGGTGGTCCTGCTGACCGGTACGCCGAGCCCCAACGGCCTCATGGATCTGTGGAGCCAGATAGAGCTGCTGGACCTCGGGAAGCGGCTGGGGAGGACCCTGACGATGTACCGGCAGGAATACTTCCGGCCCGGACGGCACAACGGCCACATCGTCTACGAATGGATCCCGAAACCGGGGGCCCGCGAGAGGATCACCGAGAAGATCTCCGACATCTGCCTCTCCATGCAGGCCGAGGACTACCTCGAGATGCCCGACCTCATCCAGGCCGGCACCACGATAGCCCTGACCGAGGAGGAGATGGCGGGCTACCGCGACTTCGAGAAGGAGCAGCTGATGGAGGTGGACGAGACCCAGATAGAGGCCGTCACGGCAGCAGCCCTCTCCAACAAGCTCCTGCAGTACAGCGGCGGGGCCGTCTACGATACGGAGCAGAATTGGCACAAGGTCGGGGAGAGCAAGATGGAGGCCCTGAGCGACCTCCTGGAGGCGACCGAGGAGCCGGTGCTGGTCTACTATGCCTACCAGCATGAGTTGGAGCGGATGAAGGAGGCCTTCTCGTCCTACGGCCCCGTGGTCTTCAAGGGTGAGCCGAAGGTCCTCCAGGCGTGGAACCGCGGGGAGATCCGGCTGATGCTGTGCCACCCGGCCAGCGTGGCCTATGGCCTCAATATGCAGGAGGGCGGGAGGATCATCGTCTGGTACACCCCGACATGGAACCTTGAGCTCTATGAGCAGGCCAATGCTCGCCTCTACCGCCAGGGGCAGGACAAGCCCGTGCTGCTGTACCACATCGTCGCAGCCGGTACCCTGGACGAGCGGGTGATGGATGCGCTGGGCGGAAAGGGCGACTGCCAGAGCGCCCTGCTCCAGCGGATCAAGGAACTGAAGCAACGAAATGACACTGAAGAAGGAAAGGAGGGAATATGACCAAACGTAACTTTGTAAAAACCGTATGAGATGGACCAGATGGACATTCACACGCGAAAAGTCCCTACGGAGGACGAATTCAGGGCGAATGAGATCCGACGGCTGAAGGAGCTGGCGGGTCTCATCCGCGCATCCGGAAAGAGCGCAAAGGCCATCGCTGAAGCCTGCAACCTCGACAAGCGGACGGTGCTCAGGGCGCTGAGGGCCGAGCCGCTCAAGAGCGACGCCCAGGCCCGTATCGAGCTCTACGTCCGGCAGGTAATCACCTATGGAGATGGGGAGGAGAACACATGAAACGAGGAGTAAGATACACCAAGGCCCAGAAGGCGGCCACCAAGGAGAAATTCATCGAGCAGCTCAAGAAATCCGGCGGCATCCTCAAGCCCGCCTGCGAGGCCCTGCACATGAGCCGGCAGACCGTCTTGGACTGGAGGAAGGAGGACCCGGATTTTGACCGTGCCTGCGCGGAGGCCTGCGAGCTCTTCCTGGACGAGGCAGAGAGCAGGCTCTATGCTGCGGTCCGTCGGGGAAACCTGAAGGCCATCAAGTTCTACCTGGAGCGCAAGGGTCGCAGCCGCGGCTATGACCTGCACCAGGACATCGACCTGACCGCCACGGTCCTCCGGCCTCGCGTCGTCTTCGAAGGCGAGGATCCGCAGGAGAAGGACTGACGCCATGGCCTACAACGTCAACTACAAGTACCGCCCGCTCTGGGAGGCCAGGACCCGCTATACCATCGTGACGGGTGGCCGAGGCTCCGGCAAGTCCTACGCGCTCGCCTGCGCGATGCTGGACTCCACCTACCACGACTCCTACAACATCCTCTACACCCGCTGGAACCTCACGTCCGCGGAGGTCTCCATCATCCCCGAGTTCGTGGAGAAGATGGACGCCGGGGAGTGCCGGGAGGCTTTCTTCGTCAAGCGGCAGAGCGTCCAGAACCGGGCGACCGGCTCCGCCATCTGGTTCCGTGGACTGCAGCAGTCCAGCTCCAACCAGGTGGCCCGCCTCAAGTCCCTCAACCGCGTCAAGACCTGGGTGCTCGATGAGGCCCAGGAGCTGGTGAGCGAGGAGACCTTCGACACCATCGACCAGTCCATCCGCGAGAAGGAGGCGGACAACCGCGTCATCCTGGTCCTCAACCCCACGGACGTCAGCCACTGGATCTACCGGCGCTTCTTCCGGGAGCCAGGAGTGCCCTACGACTTCAACGGCGTCAAGGGCAACGTGACCTACATCCACACCACCTGGGAGGACAACCGCAAGAACCTCTCGCTCTCCTTCATCGAGCTGGCGGAGGACATGAGGGTCCGGAACCCCGAGAAATATGGGCACCTCTACGACGGCTCCTGGCTGCTCAGGAAGGAGGGCCTCATCTACAAGCAGTGGGAGGAGATCCCCGAGGATGAGTACCCCGAGAGCCTGCCGCAGTGGTGGTGCAACGACTGGGGCTACGGCGGAGACCCGGACGCCCTCGCGCGGATGTGCTACGACCCCCTCACCGGCACCATCTACGTCAAGGAGCTCTGCTACAAGACCGGGCTGCTCCCTCGGGACATCGCCGCGATCATCATCAAGGACGGGGCGCGGCTGGTCCATCACTACGAGGTGCGGAGGGATGAGGTCGGCAGGCCCATCTTGGACGGGAATGGCGAGCCCATCAAGGATCCGGTCTACTACACCCCCGAGCTCTGCGAGGTCTACTGCGACCCCGCACGTCCTGACTCCATCGCCGAGCTCCGGCGGATCTACGGCATCAGTGCCCTGGGCGGAGTCAATCGCTCCAAGAGCGAGCGGGTGGCCTGGCTGCAGGGCTTCCGGGTCCGCTACGTCGGTGAGCACATCAAGTCGGAGCACGAGACCTATAGCTGGAAGCCGAGCAAGAACGACCAGTCCGTCTTCACCGATGAGCCCCAGGATGGCAACGACCACATGATGGACGCCATCAACTACGGAGCCTTCACGCACCTCCACCGGCTGGGAGTGAGCAACCAAATGTAAGGCCGCCTGGACGGGATTCGCGTCTGCCTCTCATAACTTTGCATAAAAGCAGACGCGACCATGAAGATCATCAGCAGCAAGAAATACCAGGAGCTGGTCCAGCTCAAGGGCTTCTACGACGGCGAGAACGCCAGCAACGAATACCTGCAGCATATCGCCCGCCAGCTCAACGGCCTCAAGCTCCCGCCCATGACGGTCATGGGCCGCGAGGAGATCAAGCGGGCCTACGAGACCCTCGCCCCGGTCAACGGCGTGGTGGACTACATCGCCGACAACGTGGGAGAGGTGATGAAATACCTCGAGCTGCGCCGGACTCTCCCGGACGGCACCTACGAGTACGTCAAGGATCACTGGCTGATGGAGCTCCTCTCCAAGCCCAACGACCGCTACAACCTCAAGCGCTTCGGCAAGGCCTGGGCGGTCAATCGTCTCCTCTTCGGCGACGCCTGGGTCTACGCCCCGCTCACCCAGGGCAAGGACCGCCGTATTGACGAGAAGGTCGGGATGTACGTCCTGCCCAGCCAGAAGATCATGACGGAGGCGGGCGGCATCGAGAAGCCCCTGAAAGGCGTCAAACTCGTCAACACTACGGGCGACGCCATCGAGGTGGAGGGCAAGGTCTTCGAGAGCTTCGATTACAACCTCGACGACACCTCCTTCTACGGTACCAGCAAGGTCGTCGCGGCGGCCATCTACCTAAGCATCCTGGACAAGGGCATGAGGCGCCAGGACACCTCCCTGGACAACGGTGGCATCGCCGGCATCATCACCCCGAAGGCCGACACCGAGTACGGCATCAAGCCTGCGGACGCCGACCAGGTGGAGAAGGAGGTTAATGGCAAAAAGGACTTCAACAAGATCAAGGCGCTGCGCTCTCCCATCGAGTACCACCCCATCGGCTCCAGCCCGGTGGACCTCGCCATCCTCGCCAGCCACAAGGAGGCCGTCACGGCCCTCTGCTTCGTCTTCCACATCCCCGTGGACCTCTACTACGGTCAGAGCAAGTACGAGAACGCCAAGGAGGCCAAGAAGGCCATCTACGAGCAGCAGGCCATCCCGCTGGCGGAGGAGTTCGCCGCGGACCTGCTCTCCTACACCGGACTGGACAAGGAGTTCGAGCTGGTGGTGAACACCGACGAGATCCCCGCCATGCAGGAGACTCCGACCGAGGCGCTCGACCGCATCACCAAGATGCACGGCTCCCTGAACGAGCTCCGGACGGCCAACGGCTTTGACCGTATCGAGGAGGACTACGCCGACCAGCCGCTCCTCCCGATGGGGCTCCAGTTTGGCAACGAGGAGTACGACATCAACGAGGTCAATGGCTAAGCACAAGATCACACCGGACCAGCGCCGCCACCAGGACTATCTCCGGCGCAAGGGGCTCAAGGTCGGGCATCTCTACGAGGCCCGGCTTCTGCGTCTCCGGGCGCACGAGGTGAAGCGCGTCCTGCAGATCTGCGCCGACTACCCCAACCCCGCCGGCTGGCCCGGCATCATCGAGGCCAACTTGAACGAGACCTACCTGCCCAAATGGTACGACGGTCTCTACACCAACGTCGGCCTCCCGATGTGCAAGAGCACCGTCCGCGACATGAACAAGGCCAAGGCCGGCGCATCCGATGAGCTGGACGCCTACTGGCTGGACAGCCTCCACGCCTATGCTGCCGATCGGGCGGGCTCCAACATCGTCATCGTGAGCGGCACCCTCCGGGAGAGCCTTATCGACATCCTCCGCGACCAGATGGAGGAGCAGCTGGGGCTCGGCATCGAGAAGCTCACCAAGCGCATCTATGACAAGTACCAGGAGATCGCCAAGTGGCAGGTCCGCCGGATTGCCCAGACGGAGAGCATGATCTCCATGGCGGATGCCGCGGACGTGGCGGCGAAGACTCTGGAGGTGGAGTTCACCAAGCAGTGGTGCATCTCCGGCCTCGGCAACACCCGGGACACCCACGAGCTGATGGACGGCGTCGAGGTGGACCAGAACGAGCCCTTCGTCCTCCAGGGCGGCAGGATGCTCTACCCTCACGACGACAGCCTGGGCGCTGCCGCTTCGGAGATCATCAACTGCGCCTGCTCCTGCATCCGCATCCCCAAGTAACCGCCGTGCAACCAAATGCACGGCTGATTTTTGAAAAGACCCTATAAGTCTCCATAACTTTGAGCAAAAGAACCCGCGCCATGAACAAGGAAACCCAATACAAGAGCCACATCCACAGCGTGGAGGTCAAGTCCGCAAGCGAGGACGGAAAGGTCCTGCACATCAAGGCCTACGCCTGCGCCTTCGGCAACGTGGACAGCTGGGGCGACATCATCGAGCCCGGAGCCTGCGACGCCTTCCTGGCCAGCGAGGACGCCAAGCGCATGAAGCTCTGCTACCAGCACGACTCCCACGAGGTGATCGGCGTCATCACCGATAAGGGAGTGGACGCCATCGGTATGTGGTTCGAGGCGGACATCATCGACACCGCCACCGGTCTGGACGTGCAGAAGCTCATCAAGGCCGGCGCGATCGACGAGTTCTCCATCGGCTACTACGCCGACAAGTTCCGCTACGAGAAGCGGGACGGCTACGACTACGAGGTCCGGATCCTGGAGGCCATCACCATCGTGGAGGTCTCGCCGGTGACCCGGGCAGCCAACCCCAAGGCCATCCTCCTGGACGCCAAGTCCGACAAGGAGATGGCATCCAGCCTGCAGACGATGGCCCCCGAGGACTTCCAGGCCCTGAAGACCGCCGTCGACAACGAATTTGCAAGGCGAGTGCTCGCCAGCTTATAGAAACAACCCATAACCCAATCCAGCCATGACTGAATTCGAAAAGAAAGCGGATGAGATCCGCCAGGCCGCTGAGCAGGCGAAAGCCGAGGCTCAGGCCGCGAAGGCTGAAGCTGCTGCCGCCAAGGCGGAGGCCGAAGCCGCGAAGGGCGAGCTCGCCAAGCGCAACGACGAGCTCAAGACCGCCCAGACCAACATCAACAACCTCGATGCCTCCGTGAAGGAGCAGGCCGCGTCCATCAAGGAGCTCAAGGAGGCCCTCAAGGCCGCCAAGGGCAAGGACTTCAAGTCCGCCTTCCGCGTGGCCCTCGAGGAGAAGAAGGCCGACATCGAGAAGGCCCTGAAATCGAAGGTCGACCGCTTCGAGTGCGAGCTCGAGCTGAAGTCCGTCGTTTCCATCGGCTCCGGCTCCGTCGACCCGAACAACCGGATCTCCATCATGGACGACCCGACCATCTACGCCGCCGTCCCGGTGGCCAACGCCTTCATCCTGGCCTTCGGCATCCGTCCTCGGACCGCCAACAAGCTCGGATGGCTCGAGTCCACCAACCAGCCCGTCGTCGACTACGTCGCCGAGCTCGCGCAGAACACCAACAAGAGCGACGTCTCCTTCGTGGAGAAGACCCGCGCCTTCGGTAAGCTCGCCACCTTCATGCAGATCTCCACGGAGTTCGAAGACTGGTTCGAGCAGCTCTACAACTACTGCGTGAACGAAGGCGTCCGCATGATCGAGAACAAGCTCGACAACGAGATCTGCGCCGGCGCCGGTGCCGACACCAACGCCACCACGCAGAAGAAGATCTACGGCCTGAAGAGCCAGGCCACGGCCTTCTCCGCCCTCGCCTCCCACGCCGTCGAAAAGGCCAACGCCGCCGACGTCATCTTCGACGCCATGGACCAGATCGCCAAGGAAGGCTTCCACGCCAACGTGGCCTTCGTCACCTGGGCCATCTACCGCACCATCAAGTCCCTCAAGGACTCCGACGGCAACTACCTCTTCGACCAGGTCTCCGGCATGCTCTCCGGCGTCCGTCTCCTCCCGACGAGCCGCCTGAGCTCCGGCGAGATCCTCGTGGCCGACACCAACTGCGCCGAGGTCTACGCTGGCAACAGCTACGAGCTCGAGTTCATCCGCAACGGCGCCTACGACGCCTACGACGTGTACTTCCGCAAGGCCGCGCAGACCAAGGTCCCGACTGCCAACAAGAAGGGCCTCATCTACGTGGCCAGCGTCGCTACCGCCATCGCGGCTCTCGCCCCGACCGACTAAGCCTCCACCGACCCGGGAGCCGGCCTGCAAAACCGGCTCCCTTCCCTTAAAACCCAGACGACGCCATGGACATCAAGATCATCAAGTGCGACGGCCCCCAGCCGGATCACCTCGAGCAGTTCAAGCAGTACGCCTCCGTCCCGGACGACTCCAGGGACGGCGTCCTCATGAAGATGCTCAAGCGCGCGATGCTGGAGGTGCAGGAGTTTTCCGACATCGCCATGCTCCCATGCCGGATCGAGATGACCTTGGCGGACGTCCGGCCTGGTGACTTCGTGAAGCTCTACCAGGGAGGGAAGACGGTGGTCTCGGTCACGGACGTCACGGACGGCGAGCGGGAGGTCGGCTACGAGCAGATGCTCAACGGCATCTTCTTCCGTACCTGCCACCAGGCCGTCACGGTCGTCTACGAGAACCAGGTCGTCATTCCCGAAGCAGAGAAGCTCCAGCCTCTCTGCTGGGAGCTGGCGACGGCCATCTACGACGGCGAGGACGCGAAGGTCCAGGGCTCCATCCTCAAGAAGACCTACGGACTGCTATGAGACGGAACTCCCAGGGCGCCCGGCGATATAACGACCGGATCATGCTGACGATGGCTGCGGCCACCGTCGACCGTTTTGGTCATGCCGACTTCGGTATACCGGAGGACGTCCTGGAGGTCTACGCCATGGTGCGGCAGATGAGCTCGACGAAGACGATGCTCACCTTCCAGCAGGCAGACGTGGTCGGCGTGGACATCGAGTTCCGCCTTCCGGATCCGGAGCGCTTCCCCTTCAATGGCATCACCTGGCGCGGCCACCAGATCCACTTTCCGACCCCGGAGATCCTTGACAACCGGGGCCGGATTGTCCGGGTCTCGGGCTGGTACCAGGTGGACAACCCCGTGCAGGAAAACCCGCCTGCACCTACGCAGGAGGTGACCAATGGCTGACCAGAGAAACGGCTACATCGAGCTCGAAGGCCTCGACCAGCTCAAGCGGAACCTCGAGCAGGCGGACAAGTCCGTCGTGGAAGCCACAATGAAGGGCCTCTCGAAGGTGGGGATGAAGATCATCGCGGACGCGCAGAAGAACCTGCGCCAGAACACCTCGGTGGTGACCGGTCTGCTCCGCGCTTCCGGTCACGTCATGCGGGAGGGCCTGAACCTCGTCATCGGATTCTTTGACACTACCAACCGCAACGCCGGCTACGCCTTGTACGTGGAATTCGGACGACGTGCCGGCAAGATGCCCCCGCCCGACGAGCTCGCGGCCTGGGCTTACAAGAAATACCACCTCAAGGACTGGCGCGTCGCCCGGGCGATGGGATGGGCCTACGCCAAGCGGATAGCCAGGGAGGGCACACAGCCCCACGCCTTCTTCGTCCCCGCCATTAACAAGAACACCAAGGGCGCGAATGTGGGCACCCTCATCACGGAGGAGGTCGCCAAGATCCTGAGAAACAACACCGCCCGGATGGCCATGCAGGCCCGGGAGATTAGAAACACGCCCGTAACGAGATGACCTACGACAACAGCGCATACGATGCCGTCTATTCGGCAGTGGTCTCCCGGCTGTCCCGTCCCGGCGTGACGGTCGGCAAGTCCGCCTTCCTTCCGCGCGTGGAGATCCACACCATCACGGAAGGCCAGCGCCAGGACAAGGGCGGCAACCTTCGCGTCCTCAACCTCGTCGTGGAGAGCATCAGCAACCGCTCCCTCGACCAGGCCAACGAAATGTGCGCGAAGAACCTGAAGCTCCTGACGGAGACGCCTCTGGACCTCTCTCCGGACTTCAGCTTCATCGGCATCCTGCCCGTCCAGCTTCAGGACCTCCCGGAGAGCAGCGACAGCGATAAGATTGTCTACCGCCTGCTCCAGCAGATGGACATTTACGTCTCGGCGACCGGTTACGAGCCCGCACCCAGCGAGCCCGACACCTCGGTCATGCCGGCGGACCCCGAAGACCCTCCCGTGGACCCGGAGGTCGAAGACCAGAACGATTAAACGCAAGACACTATGGCAGCAACCCTCGGAAACGTAAACAAGGCATACATCTGCTCCGGCGCGGACGACATCACCAACGTCCAGGACGCCGTCTGGCTCGGCTGCGAGACTTCCAACACCATCAACCGGGCGCAGGAGGCCGCGGAGTGCAGCGACAAGTCCAGCCAGTGGGCCAAGTTCCTCTCCGCGAAGCGTTCCGGCACCTTCGAGGTGACGGTCTACGCGGACAACGACGACGACGGCCAGATTATGGCCCTGCAGGGCCTCTTCGTCGGCGGCGTGGTCCACTTCGCCGTCGGTGTGACGGGAACCGACGAATGGGCCGATATGGAGTTTGGCGACTGCGTAGTCACCGCCGTCAGCGACACCAACGACTTCGGAGCCGTGAGTTCCCGCACGATCTCCCTCCAGGCCACCGGCCCGCTCTCTCCCTACCCGCTGTGGGAAGAGGACGAGGAAGACGACTAACCAAGCAGAAAACAACCAAAAACCCTATAAACCATGGCAGCATCCCTCGGTAATACCAAGAAGGCGTACATCAAGATCAGCACGACGTACACCTGGCTCTCCTGCGAGCAGAGCAACTCCCTCAACATCACCCAGGAGGCGGTCGAGACCAGCGACAAGTCCACCGCCTGGGCGCAGTTCATCACCGGCAAGAAGGGCGCGACCGCCGAGATCACCGTCTTCGCGGACAACTCCGACAACGCCCAGAAGGCGGCCCTGAAGGGCATCTTCAACGGCGCCAGCATCGACGTCTTCATCGGCGTCCTGACGGGCACGACCCTCACCAGCGGCGACGCCTTCAACGCCATCGTCACCGGTGTCTCCGACGTCAACGACTTCGGCGCGGTCAGCTCCCGCACCATCAGCGTCACCGCGAACGGCGCCGTCTCCCACACCCCGACCCTGACGTAAGCCTATGGTCCCGGTACGGAAGACGCTGACTATCAAGGAGGGGGTGGCGGTCGATCTGCTCGTCACCCCTCACCTTGCGGTCTACGAGGAGGCCGCCGGCATCCCGCCGCTCCCTGACGACGCGACCAACGCGCAGGTCTGGGAGCGCTACGCCGACCTCATGTACCTCGCGGCCATTAACGCCTGGGAGCTCGACGGGCACGGCACGATGGAGGACTTCCCGCACACCCGCGGCGACTTCCACGCGCTCATGCAGTCCGACCCCAAGGGCTTCGCCAAGGCCGTCGCCTTCTTCGTCTGCGCCCTCACCGGTAAGACCACCAAGGAGATGGAGGCCGAAGCCAGGAAGGCGGAGCTCAAGGAGCAGGAGACGGCGGAGCCGGTAAAAAAAAAGGGCTTCCTCTGCCGGCTTATGAACCGGTCGAGGCGTTCCTCGTAGGGCGCTGCGGCAAGACCGAGCTCCAGGCCGCCCTCACCACCCGGAGGGAGTACGAACTGCTCCGCAAGGGCAAGGAGGAGGCCGACAAGGAGAGGATGGAGGTCGCCAGGTGGATCGCCTTCCAGGTCTACGACCAGAACCCCTACATCAAGCCGCCGAGGGCGAGGAAGCCGACCGAGTACGTCCGTTTCCCGTGGGAGGGACCGACCAGGGAGGAGGCAGTCCAGGCCGCGCACGACTGCCGGGTCACCCCGGAGGAGGTCGCGGAGCTGAACAAGATCTTCGAACAACTACGCAAAGAAAGGGAGGAACCGAACAATGGGTAAGATAGGCGACCTTTGGGTCAAGCTCGGCCTCAAGAAGGACGAATACTCGAAAGGAATCAAGGAGGCCGGGGACGAGGCGACCGGCTTCCTCGATAAGCTCAAGGGCCTCAAGGTCGGCGCGGTCGCCGTCTGGACCGCCATCGGCACCGCCGTGGCGAAATTCGCCAAGGACGCCGTCAAGCTGACCCAGAAATGGGGAGACGAGTGGAGCGCCACCATGGCGGGCATCAAGGGCGCCTACGCCAGCTTCGTCCGCCAGATCTCCAGCGGCGAAGGGTGGAGCAACCTCTTCTCCAACATGCGCGAGGCCTACCGCGTCAGCAAGGAGGTCGCTGCGGCCCTGGACGAGATCTTCGAGCGGAAGACCTCGTTCTCCTATCAGGAGGCCGAGGCCGAGAAGGCCATCGCCCAGCAGCAGCTCATCATGCGCGACGCCTCCAAGAGCGAGGCCGAGCGGAAGGCCGCGGCCCAGGAGATCATCCGCCTCACCAACCAGCTCGGCGACACCAAGCGGGCCATCTACGAGGACGAGGCGGCCGCCAACCGCAAGCTCTTCGCCCAGCAGACCGGGCTGAACGACGAGCAGACCGACTTCCTGGTGAAGGAGTACAACCAGAATCGGGAGATCATCAACCAGGCCCGCGAGTATCTCAACCAGAAGAAGAAGCTATCCTCCGTCGGCGGCCAGGGCTTCTTTACGGAGAGCGTCGGGCCCATCCCCTCCCCGGTAGCCAAGCAGCAGCCAATCTCTCCGGAGCTCGAAAGGCTCGAGCGCGAGACGCCTCAGGCCATCAAGGACGTCGCCGCCCTGACGCAGATGTACGACAAGGTCAGCGACGACCTCGTCAAAGGCATGGCCGACGCCGAGGTCGCGGTCATCCGCGTCGACACCGAGACCCTGAACGCCCAGCAGCGGGCCAACTCCATGCTCGGCACCCTTTCCAAAGCGGGGAGCGCGGTCGCCGATGCAGGCGCGGAGCAGGCGCAGCGCATCCTCCAGCGGGCCCAGGACTCCGCTAAGAGCGAGATCCAGATCCTGAACGAGAAATACACCGAGGAGAAGGCCCTCCTGGAGCGCTACGGCCTCGAGACCACCGCCCTCACCGAGGAGTGGAGCCGGAACATCAACGAGCTCGTCAAGAAGGCCCTGGACGTGGACCTGCAGGACTTCGAGATGCCGGACCTCGACCTCTCGCTGCCGGAGATAGACGACGACTCCTTCCAGATAGAACTGGACAAGCTCCTCGGCGACCTGGAACGCGCTCAGGAGTTTGCGCAGGAGTTCAAGGAGACCATCGCCGCCGGCGTGGGCGACGCCGTCCAGGAGCTCGCGGACCAGTTCATGGGCCTGGAGGACATCAACCCCGGCAAGATCGCCTCCGCGCTCCTGACGCCCCTCGCGGACATGGCTGTGAAGGAGGGCGAGATCCTCATCGCGCAGGGCATCGGCGTCGAAGCCTGCAAGAAGGCCCTGGAGTCCCTGAACGGCTACGCCGCCATCGCCGCCGGCACGGCGCTCGTCGCCATCGGCACCGCCGCGAAGGCCGGGCTCAAGGCCCTGGCCTCCGGCTCGTCCAGCGGCGTCTCCACGACGTCCTCCGCGGCGAGCACGGCCACCTCCGAATACACGGACAACCGGTCCGAGATCACCATCTACGTCCGCGGCAAGCTCGAGGGGGACGACATCGTCCTCTCCGGGGAGCGGACCCTTGACAAATGGGGGCGATAGCATGGCCTACTACGAGAAATACCGCAAGGAGATCACCCAGACGGGTGGAACGAAATATCGCATCTCCATTTACGAGAACCGAAGCAGCTCGCTCGGTTCCGGCTATCCCTACGAGATCGGCGGCTTCGTGGCCGCCAACCTCGTCCTCCAGGGGCAGCAGTCCGACGTCTTCCAGCCCATTGTCAAGACCTCCCTGGAGCTCATCCTCGTGGACGTCTACGACAACCCCACCTACATCCAGAGCGGCACCACCGTCAAGCAGGGCCAGTGGGAGGAGTTCTTCACACCGGACAGCACCAAGTACAAGGTCATCCTCTCGAAGGTCTCCGGCTCGACCGTGACGCCCGTCTGGACCGGCTACATCACCCCGGACAGCTACGAGGAGCAGCTCATCTACCACGGCACGATCAGCGTCATCGCCCGCGACAACCTCGGCCACCTGAATGACCTGGACTTCGACGGCACCGCCGACTCCGATGGCATGGTCTCCGTCGGCTCTCTCGTCACCCAGGCGCTCGCCAAGGTCGGCGCGATGGGCCTGAAGGACATGGCCTCCGACTACAACAGCGGCAACCACATCCTCTGCCAGGACGCCGACCGGACGCTCACCGCCGTCAATCTCAAGGGCCTCTACGTAACCATCGACGCCTGCCGCGGCAACAAGTGGTACAAGGTCCTGGAAGACGTCCTGGAGAGCACCGGCCTGACGCTCCGCTACGCCTTCGACAACACCTTCCGCCTGGCCGAGATGGGCATGATCCCGGAGTACCTGGACGGCACCCGCAGCGGCGGCACCCGCACCTTCAAGATGCTCCAGGGGACCGGCCGCCGCGCCTTCGTGCCCGCCGCCCGCATGGTCGAGGAGTCCTTCGACGCCAGCTACGGCGGCCTCGTGCTTGTGGAGACCAACAGCACCGACTACCAGGACGCCACCGTCACGATGGGCGGCTCGTCCAGGACGGTCTCGGAACCCGTGAACAACCACCCCTTCCGCCGCACCGGCGCCATCGGCATGGTGGACCCGCTCTCCGGGCATTACTACAACCCCCGCGTCGGCTCCATCTACTACACCGGGAAGGACATGTTCGTCACGGCCCTAAAGAGCTCGGACAGCCTCTCCAGCTACGGATCCATCAAGGCCACCATCCCCATCGTGGTCGGGGGCGCGAACCTGACGATGAAGTTCCGCATCTACGTAGGCGCCTACAGCCGGGACGGGGACTACATCAGCGGCGGCACCATCTTCACACAGCAGGCCATCCGCCCGGGACGCCCGCCGTCCAACACCTACAGCCAGACGATGACCGCCCGCTACAAGGTCTCCTTCTACAACGGGACAACCCGTAAGTACATGGACGAGACCGGCTCCTTCACGACCAACGACTACACCTTCCAGTCCGGCGTGACCTCCGGCTTCTCCAGCACCCAGGGGCGCTACGGCGCCAACTTCGCGGACGTGGAGAAGGAGATCCGCCTGCCCAACGAGTCCGGCCAGCTCGAGATCACCTTCCTCCCGTTCCTGGTTACGAACAACCACGCCCCGGACCTCTCCGCCGGCGCCTATCACGGACGCATCAACGGCCTGGAGATCACCCAGGACGACGAGAGCTGGAAGGGCTACGACCTGCAGACTATCTACGACGAGAAGAACAACGTCGTCCTCTCCCGCCGTCCCCGCTTCGGCCAGGTCTCCGACGTCATCAACCCGAAGATCATCCGCAACGGCCTCTACATGCAGGGCCAGAACGGTCAGTTCCCCGCCGCCGGCGTCTTCTACTGGAGGAGCAAGGACACGGACAACCTCCGCCTCGCGGTCCTCATCCACCAGCAGATGCTCCAGTTCTTCTCCCGCCCGGAGAAGCAGATCTCCGCGGACATCATCGACGCCACGGACGGCCTGCTCTCCTTCGAGAACATCTACCTCTACGGCGGCGAGAAGTACATCATCCAGACTGGCTCCTATGACCTGGTGAACAACCGCATGAACGGCGTGACGATGCGCACCTGGAAGAGCTGGGCGAGCCTCTGGGGCGACGCCCCGGTCGAGAACTACCTGACCGTCGGCCCGTCCTCCATCAACCTCACCCAGAACAACAGCGTCGCCGTGACGGTCAGCACCAACACCTCCTGGCGCATCAAGACCCTCCCGTCCGGGCTCACCGCCAGCGTCTCCTCCGGGAGCGCCGGCAACACATCCGTCACCATCACCCGGAGCACCTTCTCCGGGAGCGGCACCATCGTCTTCGAGACCACCGACCACGCGCTTACCGCTGAGGTCTCCGTGCTCTACCAGAGCAGCCAGGCCACCGAGCTCACGATGACCTCCGTCGGTATGGACCTCGAGAGCATGGAGTTCCCCAACATCCCCGGCCTCTACTACATCGAGCTCGACTTCGACCCGGACATCGAGGGCATGGTCTTACTGAACTATCCGTCCTGGATCCACTTCGTCGATTATGAGCCGCAGAGCGCGGTCGTCTACACGCCCGGCGTCTTCACCCTCTACTGCGACGAGCTCCCGAGCTCCAGCCCGCGCACGGACATCATCGAGGCCCAGGGCGCCGGCTCCGGCACGGTGGTCTCGCTGACCGTGACACAGATCGGATAGCAACCAAATGTAAGAGCCTGAACGGCTCCGGACGGAAAACCTTTAATAACTTGCAGACAAATGACACAGACACTCAGACCCATACGGCAGCAGACGGATGTAACGCTGCGAGTCACCCTGACCGACAACGGCGTCCGGGTGAGCTGGCTGACCGCCTCGGACATCAAGGCCTTCCTCTACTCCGAGCGCCAGAAGATCATCGACGGACCCTGCACCTGGGAGGTGGACGGAGAGGACGACACCGTCCTCGTCTGCCACTACGGCGCACACCAGCCCCAGCACCTCGGGAAGACCAAGATCATCGTCGAGGTGACCATCGCGGGCCAGACATCCACCTACGACAAGTACGCTCTCGAGTTCGTACCCAATACGGACGACACCGAGGACGACGGTACCACCGTGGAGGATGAGACCGCCGAGGTGGACATCGACGTCACGGACGTAGACACCACCATCCTGACCGGCGCCATCGCCGCCGCCCTGGCCGCAGCAGTCGCCGCCAACGAGGCAGCCGCCAAGGCAGAGGCCGCTGCGGGCCACGAGCCCTACATCGGTGACAACGGCAACTGGTTCATCTGGAACCCCGAGACCGGCCAGTATGAGGACAGCGGCAAGCCGTCCCAGGGCGACCCGGGCTTCACCCTGGAGGAGACCACCGATCCGGACGATCCGGAGTACCAGGACGAGTATCAGCGCGTCTTGTCGGTCCTCTACCAGGCCATCACCGACGTGCGCGACTCGCTCTCCAGGATGACCGAGGCGCTCCAGGCCTCTGCCCAGGCGTCGCAGGACGCAGCGCAGAAGGCAGCCGCCGCGGAGCGCGCAGCCGGTGACGCGGAGGGCTCGGCCGACAACGCCGACTCCGCCGCCTACGTCGCCAACCAGAAGGCCATTCTCGCCGCGGAGGCCGCAAGCGCAGCAGCTGCTGCAGCCGCAGCCGCCAGCGCCGCAGCCGCGGAGGTGGAGGGCGCAGCGGAGGCCGCAGCCGAAGCAGCCCAGGCCGCCGTCCAGGCCGCCGCAGCCGCCAACGAGAAGGCCGCCTTGGCCAACGAGAAGGCTACGGACGCGGCAGAGAGCGGCGCCTACGCCAAGGAGCAGGGAGACTACGCCAAGGAGCAGATTGACGGCGCCAAGGGCAGCTTCGACTCCCTCAACGAGCGCTTCAACGCCACCGAGGAGACCGCGGTCACCCTTGACCCCACCACCGACCCGACGGACCAGGAGTACCAGGACGAGTACCAGCGGGTGCTCGCCGTCCTCTACCAGGCCATCAATGACGTGGTCGCCGCCCTCCAGCTGACCAAGGACTCCACCACCGACGCCAACAGCGCAGCGGCCGCTGCCACGCAGGCCGCGGGCCGCGCCGTCCAGGCCGCCACGGAGGCTCTGGCGCAGGCAGGCAGCGCCGAGGCCGCAGCCCTCGCCGCAAACATCGCGGCGGACCAGGCGAAGGGCACCTATCCGTCCCTGAACGCCCGGCTCGAGGCCATCGAGTCCGGCAAGCAAGACAAGATCAACGACCTCGAGCAGATCCGGCAGAACGCTGCCGAGGGCGCCGACGCCTACCACAAGCCCACCTCGGGCATCCCTCTGACCGACCTCGCCATCGGGATCCAGGAGTCCCTCGGTAAGGCCGACACCGCCATCCAGTTCGTGGAGAACAACGACCCCTCCAGCCTCGTCAACTAATCAAGAAATACCCAATACCATGAGCACCGTACAAGGAAACCTCATCGACCACAACGGAAACAAGGTCGCCGTCAACACCCTGGCCGCTGCCATCTACGACGCCGCGAAGCAGCAGGCGCTCTCCGCCACCCTCGCCGAGACGCCCGACAAGCGTGCCCTGGGCTATCCGACCTTCGCCACCGTCACCCCCTACACTACGGGCCAGGTGGTCTTCTACAACAACGCCCTCTGGCGCTTCACCTCCGACCACGCCGCAGGCGACTGGAACAGCTCCGAGGTGGAGGCCTATAGCATGAAGGACCTCGCCGACGACATCAAGGCCCTGATCGACGGCCTCGAGGACGACATCAAGGACGGCACCATCACCGCCGCCCAGGCCGAGAACATCAAGAGCTGGGCGGAGCGCTCCGCCCTCAACGTCGACGACGCCTGGACCGACCAGATCCGCACGACCGCAGGCGACCAGAGCGTCGACTCCGCCCGCGGTGCCCGCCTCATCAGCATCGTCGCCCAGACGGACTTCGCCGCCACCCACTTCAAGACCACCGGCTTCAACCTCCTCCGGAACTCCACGGCCGTCGGCACCGGCTTCTACTTCCCGGTCCCCGCGCTGCCCTTCGGCACCTTCGGCACGGCCTCCCAGCCCAACGGCGTTCTGTTCACGGACAACAACGGCGGGAAGCTCACCCCGACGGTCCGGTTCAAGGCCTTCAGCGCTGGCGTGCCGAGCTCGGAGAACGACGGCGACGCCTGCGCCTACACCGACAGCCACGGCTACCGGTTCTTCACCACCAGCGCCCCCGGCTGGCTCATTGTGAGCGGCATCACCTTCGCCAACACCTGCGCCCACATCGCCTGGAGCCGTCGCTACGACGACTTCGTCAGCCCGACCGACGAGGAGGACGCCGGCAGCTCCATCGCCCTGGCCACCGTCCTCGCGGCCGTCCACAGCGACGTCTCGAAGCTCCTGGTGGTCGGCGCCGGCGCGGGCCTCATCTCTGACCGCATCGACTTCAACGGCACGCAGGCCGTCTGGACCCGAAAGGTCGGCCGCGTGAAGCCCACCTGGACCCGCAGCGACCTCGACGCGGAGACCGGCCTCTACACCTACACCGCAACCATCTCCGGCATGCTCGCCGGCGGTCTGGCGGAGTTCGAGTCCGGCAACATCGAGCTCTTCGTGGACGGTGCCAACATCTTTTACCTGAGCGAGGAGTCCAGCGCGGTCGAGACCTACGTCAAGTACCAGCTGGCCACCCCGGCCACGGGCAACGTCACGCTGTCCAACGAGGTGTCCATCGAGGACTGGGGCCTGGAGATCCTGACCGGAGTCTCCGGCACCGCGGTCATCACCACCCAGTACGCCCAGAGCTATCCGGACGCCCTCGCCCAGCTGCTGGCCAACATCGACCAGTCCACCGTTCCGATCATCTGCGCGACCTTCGCCCAGATGCAGGCGGAGATCGACGGCCTCAAGGCCGCGCTCTACGAGGCGACCGTCCTCCTCAAAGCCTCCTTCATGAGCGTGAACGCCAAGGAGTACCTCGTCTGCGGTCTGCCGAAAGTCCTCCGCAGCAAGGTCGCCGGCGCTCCGTCCGCAGCCAACGTCCCGGAGAACTGGAACGAGAAGACGATGGGCGTCTGGACCGGTGTCCCTCGCTCCACTGAGCAGCTCTACATGGACCAGGTCAACAAGAAGGTCTATGCTGCCCCGGTCCTCACCAATAGCACCAACGACTGGGTCGTCCTGAACTAAAAACCGCATCAAGCTATGATCAAGAGTTTTCCCACCCCCGCGGCTTATGCCGCTGCAGGTAAGCCCGTGGACGAGTCCCGCGTGGCGCTCATCCTGAACACCGACGAGGTCCGCGTCGATGGCGTCAACGTCCTCATGAAGCGCCCCTCCGATGTCTGCGCCGTCTTCTACGACGGTGACGGCAACGACTGGTACGTCCGCTGGGACACCATCAACGCCAGCAAGATCGACCCGTCCTGGACGCACGTCGGCTACGCCTTCGCCTTTGATGGCAAGAAGGTGAAGGTCCTGGACAAGGCCTTCTCGGCCTCCACCTACAAGTGGCTCAACTGCTGGCAGTACACCATCTCTGCCATCTCCGCCTCGACCATCAAGTTCTACCTTCACATGAAGGGCGACTACGCCGCCTGGATCGCCATCGAGGTCGAGCTCTCCGACTCCTCCGATGACTACATGAACGCCACGACCGTGAGCGAGATCAACGCCGCCCTGGAGGCTGCCGGCAACACCGGCAACGTCGGTTATGCCAACCACGGCTACTGGGCCTACCTGGACACCGACAAGATCATCGTCCAGTGCGACTTCTGCGCGGACTACCGCCAGTACCAGATCTCCGACGGCACCCACGCCCTGGTGGGCTGCACGATGGCGCTCTCCGTCTACGGGGACATGCCCGCCTCCGACTCCCTCTGGAGAAAGAACGGCTGCAAGACCTACTGGGGCTTCCAGAATGTGGAGAAGGGTGAGGCGTACTACGCCACCAACGGCAAGACCCCGACCGCGAACTGGAGCCTCACCGCCGTGGACATCGTGACCAAGGCGGCCTTCGAGACCTCGGCCTACTGCGCCGACCTCCGGGCCTTCTACGGCACCTACCACAACTATATCGTGATGAACAAGGTCATGTGGCCGCACCCCGAGTACGGTCTCTTCAACCTGATGGACGCGGACGAGATGACCCGCCGCTACGCCTCCCTGACCTTCACCAAGAAGGACGGCACCACCGTGGACTGGAAATTCCCGGCCCTCCATACGGCGGTCTCCGTCGGCTACGGCACCGGAAAGTTCGCCCAGGGCAGGTGGCACCTCTCCGACGTCACGGAGGGCATGGAGTACATGGCGGACGAAACGCTCGCCAAGCTCCAGGAGGCCCAGCGTCGGATGAACACGACCGTCATCACGAACTCCGTCTCCAGGTGGTTTGCCCGCCGGACCAACGCCGCCACCGCTTGGGGTTTCAGCGGTAACTACGGCACCCTCAACTCCAACAACGTGTTCTACGCCTCTCGCTGTCAGGCGGTCACGCTTGTCGACTTCGATTAAACTTAAATTTAGCCCCTGCCCGCGTCAGCGGGTGGGGGCCCCTTTACCATGGCAAGAGGCAACAAGGCAAAGCGGGACGCCTTCGTGAGCATCCCGGCGGAGGTCAAGGAGATGCTCAGGCATCTCCATCCGGCCATCCAGCACATGCCGAAACCCGAGCGGATGGACGGCGTGGGAGCAGAGATGCGCCACGCCGCCTACGCCATCTTGAGGGAGTACCACATCGCCTACCACTGCAAGGACGTGCGCATCGAGCACATCCAGCAGATGGTCGGCTGGTACGGACACCTCCAGGCGGCCTTCGAGGTCGCCTGCCTTCTCGGAGTGCTCAAGGACGGCTTCAAGTTGCAGATCGCCATGCGGATGGAACGCATAGAGGAAGGCATAATGAAATGGAAAAACGCTCAGTCGGCCCAGCGTCAGGAGCTTGACAATGCTCCGTCCGGAGAGGATCCCGACGGCGCGTCTGGCCAGTGACTATGGGTAAAAGGGGGCGGGGGCGTCATTTACGCCAGCACCAGATCCGCCCGGCTTTCCGTCAACAGGTGGTTTGCCCGCCGGAACAACGCCAACAACGCTTGGAATTTCAACGGTAACAACGGCAACCTCAACAACAACAACGTGAACAACGCCAATCGCTGTCAGGCGGTCACGAATTTACCAAGGAGTCAGCGCACGCAAGGCATGAACTACAAGCAGCTCTTTCCCTCCCTCGTGAGGACATATTTCGACACGCGGCGCAACAAGCGCTACGGTCGTGACTCCATGTCCTACGAGATGCGGTGGGTCTCGAATCTCATCAACGAGATCCGGGCCCGGGAGGACAAGACGCTGCGCGTCCATCACAACTATGCCTTCCTCACTTCCATCCCCAGGTGGCGGGAGATCATGGCCACGGAGTTCACGGGCCGCGTCATGGACCACGAGATCTGCGAGGTGGCCATCCCGCAGGCCGAGAAGATCCTCTCCCCGTTCACCTTCAACAACCGAAAGGGCAAAGGGGCGCAGGCCGCCATGAACGCCCTCATCGAGACCATCACCGCCGTCACGAGATGCGACACCGAGCCCTGCCGCATCATCAAGCTGGACCTCAAGGGCTACTTCCCCAACGCCCGCTGGGACGTCGCGGAGCGCGAGCTCTGCAAGGTCCTGGACCTGGCTGGCCTGGATCCGGAGAGGACGGCGTATCTCAAGTGGCTCGTCATGCTCGCGGTCAACGGCAACCCCGCCGCCCACTGCGAGCGGCGCACGCCCATCCGGCTCTGGGAGCAGTACATCGACCCGGAAAAGTCGCTCTTCCGTAAGCCGGAGGGCATCGGAGCCGCCATCGGCCGCCTCATTTGGCAGACCGCGATGGGCCTCTACATCAACGACGAGGTCCGCTGGCTTACCGAGGAGGCCGGGCTGCACGCCGTCTGCTTCGTGGACGACATCGTCATGGTCGTGCCAGAGCATCTCCACGGCTACGCCCTGGCGCAGATCTCCGTCCTCCGGGAGAAGCTCGCGGCGAAGGGCGTCAGGCTCAACGAGCGTAAGTTCTACGACCAGCCGCACGGCCACGGCGTGGAGTTCCTCGGCAGCCACATCCGCCCGAACCGTATCCACCTCAACGACAAGACCTACGCGCAGGCCGTCAAGCGCATCCGGGAGCTTAACCGGATAGCCAACAAGAGCTCCTTCATCGACCCTTTCCTCTGCTCCGTCAACTCCTATTTCGGCCTGCTCAAGCAGCGCACCGACTACAAGCGCATGATGGCCCTCCGGGACCTCATCGACCCGTCCTGGTGGGAGTTCGTCCGCTGGGACGACAAGCGCAAATGCGTGACCGCGCAGCCCTACTGGACCTGGCGGTCGCGGATGGATCGCAAGTATCACTTAAACCTCAAATACCATGGCAAGAGAAGAACAAGACCAGCTGCTTAACGAGCAGTTCAGCCGCATGAACGACGCAAGGACCAGGATGCTGAACATCCTCCCAGAGGTCGTCGACTACGTCGCCGGGCTCTCCGGCTTCAAGAGCAAGTACCCCGAGGCCGCCGCGGCCTATGCCGAGGCGAAGGCCGAGCAGGCCGAGTCCGAGTCCGAGATGGACGTGCTCCAGGAGGACGACTGGTTCAACCGCCTGGGCGAGGAGGTCGTGGCCGGTGACGAGGTGACGCACCTCGGAGTGACCTACCAGGTCATCCAGCCGCACACCCTCTCCGCCTGCTGGGTGCCGGGCCAGGTCCCCGCGCTCTACAAGGTCAAGCCCGCCCCCGGCGAGGAGTGGCCCGAGTTTGTCCAGCCCACCGGTGCCCACGACGCCTACAACAAGGGCGACAAGGTCACCTACAAGGGCGAGCACTACATCAGCCTCATCGACGCCAACGTCTGGGCGCCTGACACCTACCCGGCCGGGTGGGAGAAGCAGTAAGGAGGGACGGCTATGGACTGGACGACTATCATCACCGCCCTCATCGCGGCGACCATCCCGACTGGCGGGCTCGTGGCCATCGTCACGCTCGTCGAGAAGAAGAGCGCCCTGATGCTTGAGAACGCCAAGCAGCTGGCCGACTCCTACAAGCAGCTCGCCGAGGAGTACCAGCAGCGGGAAGCGGAGACGCAGCAGCTGCTCCGGTCCAAGGAGCAGGAACTGCTCAACCAGATCAAGATGAACTCCGGCCTCCGCCACAGCCTGGACGACGCCCATACCGAGTGCGCGGTCGCTAAGCTCATGTACTGCAAGAACAGCAAGTGCGTGGACCGCGACCCGCCCTTCGGCAAGGACGCCAACCTGGTCGTCAAGGAGATGGAAGGAAAGACCCAGAAACGCTACAACCAGAGGACCGATGGGGACAATCAGTAAAAACTTCAGCTACCGCGAATTCGAGGAGAGCGAGACTGCCAAGAAATACGGCATCAATAACACCATCACCTCCTTCGACGTGAGGGATGCCGTCCGGGAGCTCACCCTCACCGTGCTGCAGCCGCTGCGTGATGCCTGGGGCGAGGCCCTGCACATCAACAGCGGCTACCGCTGCCCGAAGCTCAACAGCCACCCGACCATCGGGGGAGCCGCGACGTCCCAGCACGTCAAAGGCGAGGCCGCTGACATCAAGGCGCCGAACCCTATCAAGCTGGCCCAGCTGGCCTTCGACCTCGACCTGCCCTACGACCAGATGATCATCTACCCGACCTTCGTACATTTCTCCCATAAGAAGGGAGGCCCTCAGCGGCACCAGCTGCTCTACAACAAGAGCTATAAGGGCCGCCGCGTCAAAGTCAAGAAATGAACCAAAAGCACCTCCTGGCCGTCATCGCCGCGCTCGTCTTCATCCTCGGATCCTTTGTAGGTTTTCAGGTCCGGGGATGGACGCAGCGGCCTCAAGACGCGCCGGATCCCATCGTAAAGAGGGACACCTGCTGGCTGCACGACACCACAAAGATCGCCCTCCCCGCTCCCAAGGCGGAGAGGATCCGCGACACCTGCTGGCTACCTGCCGCTCCCCAGGATCCTGAGCGGGACACCATCTACGTCCCGGTCCCCATCACCCAGCGCTACTACGCGGAGGAGTGGGGTGAGGCCTGGGTGAGCGGCTATAACCCTCAGCTCGACAGCCTCCGCATCCACCAGGCCACCGTGGTCGTCGAGGTCCCGGTCTTTAAAACCGTGACCAAGCGCGCCCGCTGGGGGCTCGGGCTTCAGGCCGGTGCCACATACAACCTTAGCAAGGACCAGAACCGCATACAACCTTACATCGGTGTCGGCCTGAGCTACAACATCATCACCTTTTAAAATCGTTTCCCTCTAACCACCACATAATCGCCGGAGTCTCCCCAGGGCTTCGGCGATTGGCTATTTAGGGACACCAAAACGTGAACCTTTATGGCCCCTTGTGAACCTTTATGACACCATGGCAAGCCGAAGGAGCCGTCCGTGGCCCCTTGTGAACCCTTATGACCCTTTATGGCCTTATGCGTCAAGTCCCCTATGCTCCACGAACCGTGCTGAAAATCAGCACTTTAACGAAAAGGGACACCAAAAGGACACCAAGAGGCGTCCTTTTTCCGTTTTCAGTCCTTGTCGAAGAGCCTCATGGCCTTCGCCTTGGTGTCCTGGGAGACGGCGATATAGGGCTGCATGGCCTGGTAGTCCTCGTGGCCGGTCCACTGCATCACGACCGTCGGGGAGATGCCCATCGCCAGGGCATTACAAATGAACGTGCGCCGACCGCAGTGGGAGGAGATGAGCTCCCACTTGGGATGCACCTCGTCGTGGCGCTCCGAGCCCCGGTACCACGTCTGGTGGACGAGGTCGCAGATGCCGCAAGTTTTGCACAGCTGGTGCAGGAGTCTGTTGAAAACTTGGTTGGAGAACGGAGGGAAGACCCGGTCGTCCGGGAAGCTCTCGTCCACGTACCGCAGAAGGATCTCCCGGCTCCACCGGTTGAGCTGGATCTCCAGGGACTCCGCCGTCTTCACCGAGGTGATCCGGAACGAGTCGTCCAGCACGTCCGACCGCCGCAGGTTCATCACGTCCGAAAACCTCAGCGAGGTGAAGCAGCAGAAGCAGAAGACGTCGCGCACCTGGCCCATCAGGTGACGGTCGCCAGGCTCCCAGTCCCACAGCCGCATCAGCTCGTCCCACGTCAGGAAGACCACCGCGTGGGAGTCCTTTCCCTTCAGTTTTGGCCGGAAGGCCTTGTAGTCCGTGCTCGCCAGGTAGCCCTTCTGCTCCGCCCAGCCGAGAAACCACCGCAGGAAGCCCAGCTGCTTCTTCAGGGTGGAATTCTTGTGCTTCCGCTCGTCGCGCAGGTAGGAGACGAACCCGGTCAGCCCGGCCTCGTCGAAATCCGCCCAGGTGAGCGTGGCCTTCCACGCCTCCAGGTGATGGCGGAACACCCTCCACTTCGTATGGGTCGCGTCGGTCCATGCGTTTTTCGCTCCCTGCTCCCGGCAGAATTCGTCGAGGGCCTTGAAAACGTCCGTCTGCGGGGCTATCTCTCCGCGGCTGGCGAGTTGTGCCTGCACGGCAGCCCGGACGTCTGGAACGGACGGGAAGACGCCCTGGCGGGCGAAATCCGCGAACACCTCGTCCACGGCCTGCCGGTGTCGGAAGATCTCCGCGTTTATCGTGGCCGCCGGCACCCGCCGCGCTCCGTGGAAGGAGCCCGGGACGCACCGCTGCAGCTCGGCATCCCATCGCTCGGGATTGACCCGGTAGCCGGTGTTCACGGTCACCATGAACTTGGAGCTCCCCCATTTGATGCGGCACTGCAGCTGGGGCTCCAGCTCGCGGTCGTGCTTGTGGAGGGCGAATAGTACCCTATATTTGATAGGTGCGCCCATTACCAGTCCTCCTTTTCGGGGGCGGTCACTTCAAAGATTTTGAGCAGGTCGTAGTCCAGCACCGGGGCTGCGTTCATGGAATAGAAGACCCGCTTGAGCTCACCCCTTCCGCTCACGGCATAGTCTTCCAGCGGCGTGACCTCACCGCGCTCCCGGAGCGAGGTGGAGGACGGCGCACGGAAGACGATCCGGTCCACCGTGACCCGGTACCGGCCCTCCCTGAAGAGGACGACGGCGTGGGCCTCCATTTGGTTGTTTACCAGGTACAGCGGGACGGCCATCCGCTCGAAGCCCGCGGCCTTCCAGTTCACGGAGTGGAGCTTCACCTGGCAGGCCACCCCCTCCGGAACGTCTACGACATCTTCCACCAGGCCCTTCGCCATCAGGGCACCGATGACGCTGTCCGCATCCAGCTGGGACTGATAGACCGTCTGCCACACAACGCTCCCGTCACGGACGGAGAAGCGGTCCTCCTGAGCGCGTGCGCCCGTGCAGACGATTAAGAGGAGGACGAGAAGAGAAAAGCGTTTCATTTCTGCGAGTTTTGGAATCCTTCTATGATGCCCAGGAGCCGGTCAATCTGCTCCTGGCTTTTCGTCGTGAGTTTTCGCTGCTCGGCTATCTCGTCGAGTGCCATCTCCAGCGCCTTGGAGGAGTTGTAGGAGTTTTGGCCTATCTGCATATTCGAGGCATCGCCTTGAGATATAGACACGAGCATCTCGCCTTCCCCATATAGCAGCCAGTCCAGGTTGAGGTCAGGATAGGCCTCCTGGATGAGGCGCAGCTTGTCCTTGTCGATGGACTTCCGGATGGAGGAGACGTAGGCGTTGGACACTCCGATGGTCCTCCCGAACTCCGAGTGCGAAATCTTCTTGAGTTTTAAATACTGCGTAAGTCGCTCTTTTACAGTTGTTTCCATAATACCTTAAAATTTTGCCTAAAATTTCTTCAAGAAATGCTTGATAAATTAAAAGCAATTCCTTAACTTTGCCAACGGAAAGGTAAGTAAGTACAAAATTATTGAAAAACAACTTAAAAATCAAAGCCATGACACAGAAAGAATTTGAAACCCTTATCGGCACTGAGGTCTCCCGCGACACCTTCGACTACGTCAACCGCGTCTATATGGCCGCCGGTGATCTGGACAAGCAGACCTTCGCCAGCGACTGGCAAGACAGCTTCGTGAGCGAGTCCAAGATCGTCTCCGCTCTCACCCTGGAGGTCGAGACCCAGCAGAACGCCGTCCGCAATCTCAAGCGCCAGGTCTCCATGGACCAGGAAGCCCTCCAGAACTTCACCGACTCGATGGTCGACTTCCTCATCATCCAGGCCGAGAAATGGAGCGCCTCCGACCTCCGCGACAAGGCCATCAAGCTGGTCGGCGTCAAGGAGTACATCCGCCGCCGTATGGAGATGAAGCTCGGCCTCTGGGAGTCCGACCGCCTCGCTCTTCTCGAGATCTTAAAGAAGGAGGACTAATCATGGAACGCATCGTCCTCAGCAACGGAAAGGTGGAGAGCTTCATCGTCACCGAGAACGACACCTACAAGTTCTACCTCTGCGAGACCAATGCAGAAGCCGCTGAACTGAACAGCACCTTGGTCGGCATCGGCAACCAGTCCTGCGTGGACTTCTCCTGCTCCCTCGGATGGTTCGTCCGAGTTCGTAAACAACCCATCGTAAACAACTAACCAACCACCGGGCCCTGGAGGGCCGCGGCAGAAGCGAAAGCGAGACCACCGCCCTCCATCCCATCGACATCAAACTCATCAAGATATGGAAATCATCATCCACACCACCGGAAGCGCCATCGGCAAGGTCGCAGTCCTGCCCACCCTTGCCACGATGGACATCGACGAGATCTGGGAGACCTCCACCGAAGAGGTCAAGCTCAACTACGCCCAGGTCTGCGCCTCCCGCTACGGAGCCGAGTCCGGCAAGCAGTTCCACGTCAGCAGCCCCCGGGAGGCCGACGGAGTCATCACCATCAAGCGCATCCGGTAGCCATGAAAAAGAACCAGAGACTCAGCGACGCCCTCGGCGTCATCTGCATCATCTTCATCTTCGCGGGATGCGTGGAAGGCCTCGACGGAGGTCCCACCTCCTGGAACTTCATCTCCCTGGGCATCGCCGGCATCTTCGGAGGTCTCTCCCTGCTGACCGCACCCAAGTCCCAACCCAAGAAAGAAACGAAATGAAAATAATCAAGGTAGTCCTGCAAATGGACAACAACCTCAAGGTTGAAATCCGGCGGAACCTCTCCGTCAGCGTCACCTGCGCCCTGGCAGACGACAGCAGTATGAAGGAAACCCTCAAAAAACTCATGGGGGAAATAACCCCGGAAATGAAGGAGGCCGAGGAACGGCAGGACCGTCTCCGCCGCCATTACGAGGAGGAAATCTGGAAGCAGATCCAGGAGATGCCAAAGCCACCGGTCGATCCACTCGGCAATCCGGTCACCCGCGAGACGCACCGCATCGAGTGGGACTACACCTTCACCGGGCAGTACGACGCCAATGGCATCGAGCACGTTTATCTATATCCCTACATTGAGCCAATCAAAAGCGAATACGACAAATGAGCAGCCCCGTCCGCACCCCCAACCTCTGCCTCCGCTGCTGGTTCTACGTGGGGGGGGGTCTGCAGGAAGACGCCCAATGACTGGTGCAAAATCACGAGATCGAAATGAACACCGAAGACCGCGACCAAATGTACTGCCTCCTCTGCCACGGCAGGGGACTGGACCAGCAAGACCATACCTGCCGCCGCTGCAACGGTACCGGCTACGAGCCGGACACCCTGGAGACCGGAAGAGGGCCGGCAGGCTGCCATTGTCAGGCTTTGAACCTTTCCACCATCCAACCGGTAGTGCCCTCCTACCACCCTGGCCGGAAGCATCGGAGCGATCGGGAGTTCGACTCTCCCTCCGGCCTCCCCTTGCAGGAGCAAGGCTAAGGTTTCATCACTGATAGGAATTGTGGGCCGACCAAACCGCAGGGATGCGCCCGGCCCTTTAAAACGACAAAACGACATGACGACAAATGATACCATCACCATCAGCCGGGACGAGCTCCAGGAGCTCGTCGAGCAGGGAGTCCAGAAGGCTCTCGGCCAGCCCCGATGGGTCCGGGGCATCCCGGGCCTGATGCAGATCTTCTCCTGCTCCGAGAGCACCGCAAAACGCATCAAGCGCAGCGGAACCATCCGGGGCGCCATCCGCCAGCAGGGCCGCGTCTTCTTCACCGATGCCACCCTCGCCATGCAGCTCTACGGAGACGCCCCCAAACGCAGAAGCAACACTCTCTAAAACATCATTATCGTATGGATCCCATCCACATCAACATCACCGTCACCCTGGACGCCAGCGACAAGCTCGCCGGCCTCGTCCAGGCCCTGGTGGCAAGCAAGCCCGAGGCCCCTGCCGCCAAGCCGGAGCCCAAGCGCCCCGAGACCAAGCCCGAACCCCGGAAGCCCGAGGTGAAGGCAGACCCTGCACCCGCCAAGCCGGCGGAGGACCCCAAGCCCGAGGAGGCGCCCGCCGAGCCCGAGACCAAGGAGATCTCCGACTCCGAGCTCCGCGTCTTCATCAAGGGCATCCGCGACCAGGTCGGCTCCAACAAGGCCATCTGGGACGTCTTCGCGGACTTCGGCATCAAAACGAGCATCGAGTGCCCCATGGAGCGTCGAGCGGAACTGATGGAGCGGCTGAACAAATTAGTAGCATAACGCCATGCCCACCACCCACGCAATCCTCGCTCCATCGGCGGCCAAACGCTGGATGACCTGCGCGCCTTCGGCACGTCTGGAGGCGCAGGTCCCCAGTAAGGACACCGCCTACACCAAGGAGGGCACCATCGCCCACTCGATGGCCGAGACGATCCTCAGGATCTGCCTCGACCAGGACACCGCCCCGATCGACGACTTCGTCGACAAGTTCCAGCTCAGCTACGGCTCCGTCCGCAAGACCGGCGGCAAGATGGCCCCGCTCTACATGGAGCTGGCCGACCACGTGGACGAAGCGACCGCCGAGGGGCTCGACCCCTGGGAGATGCTCTCCACCGTCCTCGACTACTACTGCCGCCCGGTCTTCGACGACTTCCTCCAGGCCCGCGCCCAGGACCCCGAGGCCATCCTCCTCGTGGAGCAGAAGCTCAACCTGGGCGAGTACATCCCGGAGGGCTTCGGCAGCTCCGACGCCGTCCTCATCTACGGCTCCACTCTCGCGGTCTATGACCTCAAATACGGCAAAGGCGTCAAGGTCAGCGCCCGCGAGAACCCGCAGATGATGTGCTACGCCCTTGGTGCCATCCTCGGCCCCGGCGAGCTCTACGACTTGCACGAGGTCAAGATGACCATCATCCAGCCCCGCCTGCAGTGGATCTCCACCTACGAGAGCACCTACTGGGACCTGCTCAAGTGGGCCACCGAGGAGCTCCGTCCGGCTGCCGTCCTCGCCTACCAGGGCGGCGGCGACTTCGTCCCCGGTGAGCACTGCCGCTTCTGCAACGTCGCGCCCCGATGCAAGGCCTTCGCCGAGAGGGCCCTCACCCTCAACGCCAACCGGAGCGACGCCGCCCTGATGACCAACGACGAGATGGCAGACGCCCTGCGCGCCGTGACCTCCCTCAAGAGCTGGATAGCAGGCCTCGAGGCCTACGTCCTGGAGAAGGCCCTGGAGGGTCAGTCCTTCCCCGGCTTCAAGGTCGTGGAGGGCCGCTCCCTCCGGCAGATCTCCGACCAGGCAGCTGCCATGAAGGTCCTCTCGGAGGCCGGCTTCGACGAGGCCAGCTACACCAAGCCCAAGGAGCTCAAGACCATCTCGGACCTCGAGAAGCTGCTCAAGAAAAAGGGCTTCCAGGAGCTGCTCGGTCAGTACGTCATCAAGCCGCAGGGCAAGCCGGCCCTTGCTCCTGACGATGACCCCCGCCCGGCCATGAACAGCGCTTCCAGCGCGATGGATGACTTCAAGGACGTGTAGTATGGCCAAGAAGGAAATCTCCCGCCTCGAGGCCGTCAACTACATCGTCGACCTCTTCAAGCTCCCGCAGTGGCTGTCCGGAGAGACCAAGCCGGAAGGCAGGCTCTCCTTCTACAGCCAGAAGCCCGACGGCACCTACGTCTTCTGCTTCGACAAGCGGGAGTTCGCCAGGACCAAGGTCATCGAGGTCCTCCAGCGCTACTTCAGCGACAAGTGCCTGCCGTCTGGCGATGGCTGCGCCATTGAAGGCATCACGATCATCTTCACGGTCGTCAAGATCGGAAACATCAAACTAATCCAAAACGCCAAATAACGACAAAACGCGAAACGACATGACCTACAACGAACAGATCAACTACCTGGAGCGCGCTCTTTCCTTGTTGGAAAGGATAGCCGTCTCCCTGGAGAAAAACGACCCCAAGACCCACGTCGAGCTCCTCAACACCCCCATCTGTCAGGAGTCTCCTCTTCCTCCGGAAATCGAGGCTTTTGAAATCTTCCCGAAGGAGGAAACCGATTGGAGAACTACCTTGCACTACAGCCGAAAGCACCGGAAGAACGGGCGCTCAGGAATAGCCCGCAGTGACTTCAGGACCGCCATGCTTCGTCAAGGTGTTGACCTGAGTATGAACGATTTAAAAGAACTCATGAAAGACCTAAAAATCGACCACTGGAGCGAAGGACGCGAGGTCCGTTTTTCCGAGAGGTATATCCCGGCTCTTATTTCTGCAATAAAAGAAAGATTCTAATCCCATTTACACAAACCCATTTAAACGTCAAAACGTCATGAACGAAAACGTCACAACGAAAGTCAAGATCGGCGAGGTCCGGTTCAGCTACGTCCACATCTTCACCCCCGAAGCCGTGGCAGAAGGAAACGAGAAAAAGTACTCCGTCTCCCTCATCATCCCCAAGACTAACAAGAAGCTCATCGCGGAGATCAAGGCCGCGATCGAAGCCGCCATCCAGGCCGGCATCGCCTCCCGCTTCGACGGGAAGCGCCCGGTCAACCTCCGGAGCCCGCTCCGCGACGGCGACCTCGAGCGCGCCGAGGATGAGGCCTACGCTGGCGCCTACTTCATCAACGTCTCCTCCAAGACGAAGCCTGGCATCGTCAAGCGGATGAAGATCAACGGCGAGAACAAGCTCGTCGAGGTGACCAACGAGGAGGACATCTACAGCGGCTGCTACGGCTTCGCCTCGGTCAACTTCTTCGCCTACAACAACAAGGGCAACCGTGGCATCGGTGCCGGCCTCAACAACATCCTCAAGACCCGCGACGGCGAGTACCTCGGCGGACGGACCAGTGCCGAGTCCGACTTCGGCAACGGCGCCGTCGACCTTGACGCCTATGAGGACTTCGAGGACCTGCCCGAATAGTCCACCACCCGACCCGATCCGGCGCCGGCTGACCCTGACGCCGGGTCCCAAACCGCCGCAAGGCACAAACATCAACATCATGAAGACCTACATCATCAACCCCGACAACAACAAGCTCGTCTCCATCGAAGACTGGCGCAAGGAGACCGACCCAACCAGGGCGCAGCTCCTCGCCGTGGAGACGGATGACGACCACCTGCTCGTCATCAACAAGTCCTTCCTCCCCGGTGAGTACAATTTCGAGGAGGCCCAGAAGGCCGCCGCGGCCTTCCGTCCCATGGAGGGCATCATCTTCCGCTGCCCGACCCGCAAGGAGTGCATCGACCTCTACGACGCCCGCTTCCATGGGCTGGACGAAGCCGTCGCGCTCACCGGCGGCGAATTCGGCAAGCCGGGCCGCTGGTTTTGGACCTGCGAGCGGGATGCCGATCCGAACTACGCCTTCTACGCTTGGATTTTCAGCGGTAACTACGGCACCCTCACCTACACCAACGTGTACATCGCCCCTCGCTCGCAGGTCCAAAACCAGC